TAATCCCATAAGTTTTCATAATATTTTCCAAATAGTCGGAACCCATTTGAAATACGATCTTGTTCTTTTTGTATCTCGTCTCTACTATCAAAACGCATGTACACATCGTCCTTGTTTGCTTTACAATCAAATGCATAAATCATTTCGTCTAACACCCAGTCCCAACGTACAAAAAAGTTTTTGTCAGTGGTGCCGTCTTTGTTGTATGCGGCAATTTCTTTTTTAGACGGACGTAATTCTTTGGGTACGTCTTTGTAATCTATTTGTGGTGCTCCGTGCTTGGTCTCTTTCAGCTGTTTGAGCATAGGCAGGACAATGTGAGCAAGGGTATGATCCATGCTCCAAGTGTCCCATTTGTCAATGTGTACCTTTACCTTTTGCTCTGAATTGTATCCGAACTTATCATACAACCAGTTACTCCACGGCCAGTGATTTGGAAACTTTCCTATTTTAACTTTCATAATCTACCTCTTCGAAACTTTCCTTAATGTATGCCATATGATATTGCGAAGGGTAGTGCCTTAACAACCTACCTGCTTCTTCTCTAACTGCTCGCGGCACACGAGGATACTTCTTAGGATCTCGCAAGTCCATTAGGAATCTTTCTACATTTAGCACTGCGTTTGTTCTTTCAATAGGTAATGTCATGCTAAGTCCGTTATAAGTTTATAGTTGTCCCACGCTTTTTGTTGCGCAGGATTCATTTCGTCTTGAGGTACTACACACTCTAACCAGTAGTAAGGCATACGTCGAGGATGAGCACCAAACTGACGAGGCTGATGCAGTTTGCCGTCTTCATACAAGTCAATTAGAATTTCACGCATCTCTTGTTCGTGATCTTCTAGGCCTGCCCATTCAGGATTGCTTAGGCCACCGTGCAAATAACCTTCCCAAATCTGTTTCCAGTGGCTGTCATTGTTAGGATCTACATCTGTGCGGGCAACAATTACTAACACATCGTCGATGTATACACGTTCTTCTAAAATATCACGCATACAACGTGACAGGCTTAGTCCAATTTTCATCTAATTAGAGTGCTCCACTTAACAAGTTTATCACGCTTTACATTTACACGTTCAGCAATTTCTTTGTGTGTAACTATACTATGATCGATCATTAGTTCAATCATACATTGTACATCGCCTATTTCTTCCATCAACTTAATACGTTGATCTTCTTCAATTTGATCAAGTGTTTCATATTTACGAATAATTTTACTACAACGTTGTGTTAATTCGCCACATTCTTCCATCGTGATTGTCATTAATTGTTGTAAATTATTAATTGGACTATTTAACAATGTTTAATTCCTTATATGCAACTTGTACTGACTTTGCTTGAAAGTATGCATCTGCTAGTGCATTGTGCAAATCACTTTGCATTGCCTTACGTGGATCTTCTTTTAGACAAGCAAACAATGTGCGGCTATCACGCACTTGCCAAAAGTTCCAAGGTATAGGTTTACTACACTGACGACACATATCTTCAATGATTGTAATATCAAAGCCGTAGCCGTGTCCCCATAGTACATCAACACCTACCATCCACTTAGGAAGTGATTCAATAAATGTGTCCATAGCAACACGCCCTTCTTCTGAGAACGCTTCTTCTTGCACCTTAGGATCTTGACGCCCCCACCAAGCAATAGTATCATCACTTACTTGTCTGTATTGGCTATCAATGTCTAGTTTGTAGTAAAACTCACTGTGCGGTTCTGCGTCCGAGAAAGGATCAAACTTTACTCCGCCTACGGTTAACACTGCGGCATGCGGTGTTGTGTGCAGAGTTTCTAAATCAATCATTGCATGAGTTGTCATCTGTTACCTTTTTCAAATCCAATGCCAGTTAAAATTAAAAATACATACAACAAAGGCCACGCCCAACCTGTGAGGTAGCCTGTCACATGAAGCACAAGTAATGCTATACCTGTAGCACCTGCTGTGCCTATACCTGTTCTACTTTCTGGTAATTTCATGAGATCTCCTTACAATTTATACATATTATAACGCATAAACTGTAAGGAGTCAAGTGTTAATTTAAATAAATTGTGCCAATTCAGGTGCTTTCCAGCCTTCTGGCTTCAGCACCTTGCCATCTTCACGTTTGCGAACTTTGCCTGTGTCTGGATCAATCTTAGCAAAGTTTGTACGCATTACTTCTTCCCAAGCACCTTCTCCGTCAAAGCCGGCTGCACGAATAGCACCCATAGTAACAACTAGGATATCAACAAGTGCATCAAGTTGTTCTACACGATCATTGTCTTCTACTGCATCTGCAAGTTCATGAAACTCTTCTTCAATAAGACCGAGATACATTTTGTAGTTTGCTTCACTAGGCTCTTGATCACATGCTGAGCCAAAGCGTTCAATATCTGCAAAAGGATTTGTCATTTATACCTCTATTGGTTAACAAACGAACCTGGGTCAATAGTTGCCGGTCCGTCACTGTATTCATTACCGATGCTTACATCTTCTGGTTTTTCTTCTGAATAAGCAAGTATACTTTCTGCTTCAACCATACGAACTTCTTTTTCTCCGTCTGGGGTTTCTAGTTTAATGCTTCTTGTCCAGCGTCCGTGTTCAACTAGCACCCAATGTCCAACTTCAAACTCGTCTTTGTTGTCTGGGCCTTTGTCGTATACTTTGCCCCAACGTGGATATATGCCACGTGTGGTTCCGTCGTCATCTCTTAAGATAAGTCCGCTTTTGGTCTTTTGTTCACCAAAATACATATCACTAACAAGTACTCTGTTACCGATAGCTCTTAGTTCACCTTCAATTTTATTCAAGTTTATTGACATAGTTTCCTCTTATGATATTAGTCACCTTTTTTAACAAAGTTACCTTCGTCGTCTTCTACCCACTCTTCGTCCATTTCATCAAGCATTGCTTGTTCTTCACTAGTGACCTCATCTGGTTGGTTGTTTTTAACCGGGGCTGCGGAAGCTGCTGGCTTTGGTGCTGCTGACTTTTGTCTAAAGGTTCCTTGCTCGTCTCTGACTGCGTTTGGATTTTTTTCATAATATTCCTTTATGATGTCTTCTCTCTTACGAACAATTTTGCCGCCTGGTCCTAATTCATCGCCTCGGGCATTTACACGGGCGTTACCAACGGCTGGTGTAAGTTCATTCTTCTTTCGAAGAAGATCCATATCGATGGCTCTACCTCTCATCGATCTGTGTTGTTTTTGTATATTAGCCATATAAGTCTCCTATTGTTAAACTACTTATCTCAGGAACTCTCTCCAATCCAGGCCATACTGGATTGAATTAATACGATGCACACCTATTAAGTATAGCACATAACTTGCTACACTACTACCTCTACCTACACCCCATACAATATTATTCTCACGCATAAAGTCTACAAGATAGATCATATACTGTAGTAGAGGCATCATATTGCGCCCTGCAAACTCTGCTAATTCTTCAGCACATCTTGCTGTTTCTTCTTGTGTTTCACACTTTGTTAGAATATAGTTATGTACGTTAAGTTCTTTATACTCTTTCGGCATAAACCATTCACCCTGACATACACCGTCAAAAGTCTTTTGATCTACATCTAATGGAATATACTTTTGCAGTTTAGGAAGACCTTGTTCTTCCATAGCACTATTAAACTTATCTATTTCGTCTGTAGGGTTACATAGTACCACATGAACTTTATCCGCATGACCTGAATAGATCATATCGATTAAATCGCGGTTAGAGAATCTTGGTATTCCTAGTGAATCTGTTTTCATAAGCATTAATGTATTTTACGATACATTTATCAGATTGTCAAGACCTTTATTGCCATTTTCTTGGTCTTGCTGTTGATTTAATTTTTGTTTTGCTCTGCGGGATTGTAATTCTAACTTATACTCTTCAATCAGCATTGTAATCTGCATTTGTACACCTGCATTTGCTGTTTGCCAATATCTTTTTTGCAGTTGGAAATATCTTTCCTCTAGTTCATTGTCAGAGTATGTTGATAAATCGCCTGTACCTGGGTGCATGTTATGCTTCCGAGAATTCGCCTACTTTTCTACCAAACACTGTAGCACCACCGTTTGATGTCCAAAACTCTAAAATAACAATATTATCGTTATTTAGAGTAACAGTACTAGTCATCGAATCATCAACGTAAAGTACGCCGCCGCCGAAGATAGTAAATTCAACATCGGTCGAATTTGTATTGCCGTCTGCTCTTGCAATTTCTAATGTAATTTTTGCAAGTCTATCTTCGTTATTACCTCCAGCACTTGAAGGTAAAGGCCATTCAGAAAGAACAACTGTTTTATCCCCGCCGAAGCGTAAAATTTGATAGTGACCGTTTGTAAAGTTGACTTGAGGAGTTTCTGGACCGTCTGTAAATGTTGTAGACTGTAAAACTTTTTGTGTCGAACTATCTAAGTTTGCGTCAATAACTGCTGTACCAGCAAAATTATTCGCTTCATTTAACTTAACTGTGTTAGTTTGTAATGCTTCTATTTCTGTTTTAGCATTGCTAAAATTTGATTCAATAATAGAAAAATTATCTCTAAAGCCACGTGTATCGTTGTCTACACCTGCTTGTGGATAGTTTACATCTATTTCATTTACTCTAATGTTACTGGCCATATTTTTTTCCTCAAAGTATTTATCTTGTTTTAAACGTTATATTGATAATTTGGAAATAGAATGTATTGTTCATTCACATTATCAAGCGTTCTATCAATTATATATCTATCTATTGTAAAGTCGATATTTTTTACATCAAAATTTCCTTGATTGATTTCATTTTTAATGTTTAATAAAATATCTGCACTTCTTCCTGGTTTACAATAGCAGACTGGAACTGCTGTTGTGTAATCCAATTCTCTTAGTTCGGTATCTGCTTGCGGTGTACGCATCCATAGTGGAAGATACAATCTATCATTACCGCCTGTTATTTCAATCCTATCTCTCATATGATCAATATTTGAATTATAACGTATATTGTCAGATGTTTGTGCTACATTAACACTAGTATTATCTGCTTTAATTGTTGTATGTGTAGGTCTTATACGCATTGGTTCGCTATCTGCTTTAAGAAGTGTAACGGTAATTTCTTGATCGCCACGAATAGTAATAGTAAAGTCTTCGTTATCTGCGTCTATAGCAATATTACTTCCTTCTCTAGGATCTATTATAATTTCTTCTTGGCTAGGAACAATAAATCTTACTGTTTGTCTACCATAGATAGGAACTTCCGAAATACCACTTGCTGTATTTGTATTGTCATCTGCAATAGAGTATTCTATACTGTCAACTGTTAGTCTGTTTTTATTGGTGATTGTAAACGACTTTTTCGTTGTTCCTTGTTTTGGTTTTTGCGGATCTATTACTTCTATATAAACAACTTCGTATATAGTTTCTGTGGTGCCAGGTTCTCTAGCAATCGCAGTTTTAAACTCACCTAATCTAAGTCTACGTCTTTTGTGATGCTGGGCTGTTGCAGCAACAAAAACATCTACATTTTTAGATTCTATACCAGCATATGCTAACATCTGAATTTGTTTTTGGATACCAAATTCTGGATCATCTGGTCTATAAATATATTCTGGAACAAATACATCTGGATTACTAACGAATGTTTGATAACTATTTCTGTTTCTTTGTTCTAAAAGAGGACGCATATACAAGTTACTATAGCGCAAATTGTCTTCATCACTTACCTTTAAAACAAATTCTCTAGTAATTGCACTTAACCCAAATCTATCTCTTGCTTCTACAGTAAATTTGTACTCTCTATCAAATGTTGTTCGTTCGCCGCTTATACCGTCAAAGGTAGTTGCGTTTGCATCAAAGGTTGTTAATCCAGGACCATTTACATCTTGATACTGTCTAGGGCGTCCTATTAATTCTCCTGATCGATTTAATCTTATACCAAACGGTAAACGTCCGCTTTCTAGTGTGTAAATCAAACTAGTATCGGGTACAGTGGTAGTTGCTTGTACTCTTAGTGTACTTAAAAAGTTTGCCGGCAGTGTTCCTAGATCACTGTCGGTAATCCATCTAATTGTAGTATCAATTTCACCTATAATTTGTATTTCAAAGGTTTTACTTTTAGAAGGAAAATCTACTAATTCGTCTGTTTCTGCAACAGCGACATCCTTGCTAAAGAAATCTCCTCTGAATAGTGCTATACCTATGTTACGTCCGTCTGTTATATTTCTTTGTAGAGGATTTTGTAGATTTAATTTATTTTCATTATCTCTTGTAATAGTTAATAGGGTTGAGCCGTTTTCTGTTCCGTAAAAGAATTCTGCAACTTTAGAAATCAAACGTGTAAATGCTGTACTAGGCATTCTAACAGCAAATGCACCAGTATTTTTTTGTTCTATTGTAATTTCACCCTGTACATATTTTCTGCTTAAGGATTGTATAAGCATATTGTTATTTGTTTCTTGATCTAACAACAGCTGGCTTGCAGCAACATATTGCCATCTTAGCGCATCAAACTCAAGAATAAATTCGCCGTTATCGTCGGTTATCGGAGCACCTAGTTCGTCAGTTACTGATTTAGCAGTAAAGGAATCACCGAGAACTACTACTTTCATAATCCCGTTACCACCTGATAAAGGTAGTTTGTCTATATTAGTATTTGGATTTAAAGCACCAGATTTTGTTGTGTGTATCATTAGTGTATTAACGTCAAATATTCGCAAGAAGTAAATTGTATTTGCATCTGCTCCTACTGGTAACTGACCTGTACTTTCTATTTGCACTGGTGCTCCGTTGAGCGAGTCTGCATCAAGTCCGTGTAACGGAGATATAATATTACCTGCAATATATTGTTGTACTGTAGCATCTATAGAACTTTTGTCGCCGAAAGCTACTTGATATATTCCAGCCTGATATGTTTCATCACCGGCATAACTTGCATAGTCTCCTAGATTGTATTCTGTTCCAACAGTCATCTCTAAACTAGAATTGCTTGCATATACTGCTCCAAAGTTTCTGTCTCTTACTGAATACTCTAGATAAGGTACTATGCTATCAATTGTATAAAATTCGTTTTGAGAAAATCTTATCTGACGACCAAGAATTTTATCTTGCTGTTCGCCTGTAAGTTCGCGAACAAATAGATGATTTTGTTGGGCTACTCCTGGCTTTGTTAAACTTAAAGAAATATAAGGATCTAAAGAATTATCTAGAGTGATAGTATCATATTCAGGATTGGTGTCATCAACTGCTGTTACTTTATATTCTTTATCATAAAGTTTAATAGATCTCGTTACAAGTTCTTTTAAATCGTCTACACCGTCTATATCACCAGTAAGATCTAGCTTACCTATTTTAAAGGTAGTTGCTCCTAACAGTGTGTCTTCGTAGAACGTGCCAAATATAGTTGCAGTTCCCGTATCACCTTCAAATCTAGTTGCTGTAACACTAAATTTATAGTTCTCTGTGATTGCTGGCTGATAAGGAACACGGCCTGTTACTTCGCCCGATTTGGTATCAAGTGACATGCCCGGAGGCAATTGACTAGGAGTACCGTCATCATTAAAATCGTCTAGAGTATAGTATACTTGACCGTATAAAAATTCGTTCTCGATCACATCTAAAAACAAAGTTACATAGTTATTTGCTCGTCTAAATCCTAAGTCTCTTGGAGTTAACCATACTGGGTTTCTAAGATATGTGTTATCTGCTGTAAATATGCCTGTTCCTGATTGCATAATTGCGTTATCAGCACGTAGGTAATCATCGCCTACTAGGTATACATTAAATTCTCTTTTTACAAAAGTATCACCGTCTGTAACTGTAACTATAAACGGATAGTAACGATTTAATTTTTTAGGTATAAGTGTAGGTATATTAAAATCATAGTTTTCTAAATCATAAAAATAAGTACCGTATCCGTTAGCACTTTTTACATTATAATCAGCCATAATACTGTCATATAAATCTTGATCATATCCTGCATCTTTTTGACTTCTAGCAAGAGCAAACAAAGGTTCAACAATACCTTGTATTTTTCCGTCGTCAGTTAATGTTAATCCCGGAGGTAGTTCTCCGTCGCCTTCAGCAATAAAGTATGATAGCGTATCGCCCGCGGGCAAGTCGTTGTCATCTGCAAGCAGTTGATAATCGATTAACTCGTTATCTAAAACAAAATAATGATTACTCGGTCCGGCATCTAATAATCCTGAAGGTGTTAACCAATAAGGTTCATCTGGTCCTGAAGTAATTATTTCAAAAGTTCTATCTTCAGTTCTAGCATTAAAGTAGGCACGTAAAACAAATCTCGATACTGTGTCTCTTTCTACCTCAAAAGGAGTTCCTTTAATTGCGGTGCCTTCAATTCGTAATCCAGCAGGCAATGATCCTGCTATTAGCTCTATTCTTGGACTTATACCGTTTGCAACAGGTAATCTTATTTCAATAGTATTTCTTTCTATAATAGTACTTAAAATATTACCACTACCTAAGTTCCACAAACTCTCTACATATCTTTGTTCGCCTAATCCTGCTGTTCTTGCTTGTTTAGTTTGATTACCAAAAAAATAAGGATATGCAGGTTCTTCAAGTGTTAAATCTGTAAATGTTATAAAATATGCATATGTTCCGTTCGGAAACTCTGGAGTTTTACAATATCTTCCGTTGTATTGATCAAGTGTCCCTATATTTTCAATGTACTCATAGTCTTGTATATAAGTTCCTAGTTCTAAGGTATAAAGATCATCACCTATATCTATTTGATCTGTTTCTTTGTATCCTTCTGGTCTATGTCTATCGTTTGTTTTTAACCTATAACTAGATAACATTACAGATGCTCTGCTGTTAGTATCGTCAGGGTCTTTATATCCGTACGGACCGTATATAGGATATCCATCAAAGCAAAATCCTATTATCTTACTGTGTCCGTCTGCATGTCGCATGTGATCTTTACCGAACGAAGTATCTCCATAATATTTGTTAGTAGAATATACTTTTGCATCTTGGAAAACACTTTTTAGAAACTCGCCGCTGTAATAGCCGTAAGACCCAAATGCATCTGGAGATCCTGTTGCTGCATCTAATTTAAATACAGATTTCAAACGAAAGACATCAAAATTTAATCCAGGATGAGGTTCTGAGCTACTTGTAGGTAGTTGCTGAATAGGAAAAGAAGGGCTATTTAAGAACACTCCGTTTGCAGCTATTCCGATAGGACCTGTACGTCTATCAGTAGCATTTTCACTATTACGTGTTCCTCTATAAGTAAATGTTAAATCTCTACTTTGTTTTGTAATATTATTATTTTCAAGGAAGTTTCGGCGTTCGTTTGCCCCATCATTAATTAAAGGGGTTCCAGCCGCCGCTGGAAACGGGTCACCATCTGTGACTAATCTAATTGTTTCGCCTTCTAACCCTATTTCTGTAATACTAGGATATTGTCCTGTGTTATCTGAAATAGCAATATCGTCAGGTTTAAATGCCATATAAAAACTCCCTATATAGCATATTTATCGTTAAACTATTAGAAGAAGCCGCCGTCAATGTTACGTAATTCAGGTGTTTGGAAAGTTCCGAGATCAACTTCTGTTTGTCCTATCATCCATTCTAGAATGTTATCTACTGTGTCAGAAAATGAACCAAAATCAAATCCGGCTGTAAGTGTATCCTGGAATGCTTGTAGATCTCTTACATCTATGCCGTATACTAGTCCAGTTACTCCGCCTTCTAGTGCAGCATTCACTGTTGTTGCAGATACTGTGTTAACGTTAATAATATTGTTATTTAATGCATCTAGCGTACCGCCTAATTGCGGAGTAGTATCTGTTACAATATCAGATTCTGTATTTGTAATTGTAAGTGTGTCATTTACTAAAGAAGTGCTAATACCTTCTCCGCCGACAATATTTAAAGTGCTACCTTCTGCAAGTATAATGCTGCCACTTTCAGAACTAACTATTAGTTGTTGAAGGCCGCCAACTGCATCAAATGTAATAGTGTTCTCAGAAGAAGTAAGACTAATATTTGTTCCGCCTACTAACTTTTTAAATTGTAAGTCGTAATTGACTCTGTTAGAAAACACACCTTCACCTACATTACCTAGGTTACTAGCAGTTGTCTGTTCATCGTCTCGTAGGTCTAGTTCTTCAAAATTTTGATTAATTTTGATCATTGCTTCACGAAGGTCATCCCCTGTACCGTCGTTTGCAATATTTCCTACATTTATTAGTGATATAGCCATTTACTTCTCCGTTGTATGTATTTAGCTAACAATTATTCTTCCGTGTGCATCATTAAAGAGACTGCTTTGATAATAGAATATGCCTCTTGCTCTAGGCCTAAATGTAATAGTTCCTGATGTTGCACCTTGACCTATACTATCGCCGACTTGATTATCTGTTCCCGGACCTTGTACATCTTTCATGTAAATTGGACGCCCTGCACTACTTACTGTAAATAGTATTGTATCCCCGTAATCTATGTTAATGTCTATGTTATTACCAAAGATACCCGTTGTTCTATCTTGTCCGGCAATTTCAAACGCATTATCTCCTTGTTTAGATATAAAGATATCAAATTGTACACCTGGAGGTCTAGCAGGTGATGCATCTAATAAGTCTACTTCAAGGAATTCACTTCTACCATCTAGTTCTAGTTGCATTACTTCCGAACCTTCTGTTGTTAAATCTCTTGTAGTTGTTATAGTTGTTGTTGCAGTATTGTCATTTACTATAAATGATCCTGTTAATGATTCGTTTATATCACTTGCACTGATTCCTGTAATTGTATAAGGAACACTAGTTCCGTCAAACACATCAGTTGTTGTAAGTGTAAATGTGACACCAAAGCCTTCATCAATTTCGGCATCACTGACAGAAAGTGAATAAGTTGGTGTTTTACTAGTATCTGTTACAGATACAAACACTGGATTAGCAAACGGGTCATCTAAAGAAAATGTAATTAGTTCAGTACCTTCAGTTAGTTGATCTTCTCTAAGTGTTATGCTTACACTCCCTGCTCCGCTTACAAGATTTATATTACCTGTAATACTACCTGAGCTTAAATCAAATTCATCTATGCCAGTAATTGTATAACCTAGTAATCCGTCTTCTACGTTTTTCGTAGATAGTGTAAATGTTACAGTGTCACCTTCGTTGATAACATCAGCACTCTTAGTAAGTGTGTACACCGGTCTTTGATCTGTAGTACTTGTGTCGTTAATTTGTATACCAATTTCGGCTTTGCCGTTATCTAATGTTAGCACAAAATTTTGATCACCTTCTGTTGTCAAATCAACTGTGGTAGGAAATGTAAGACTTGCTGTATTACTATTAACAACAAAATTACCAGTTAGTGAAACACCGTCAATGTCTTCAGATTCGATTCCTGTAATTGTATAAGGAACACTGGTTCCGTTTGCAACATTTTCAGTTGTTAAGGTAATTGTAAAAGATTGTCCTTCGTCTACTTCTAAAACATTCTTAGTAAGTGCATACGTTCTGTGAGTTGGGAAACTAGACGATAATAAAATATTACTGTTATAAATGTTGTATGCAAACTTATTTTCGCCGCCCCAAAGGCTTCTAGAATTTCCATAATCTGTATCAAGCCCTGTGCTTGTGAGTTTATTATCTTGCACATTAGACATGAACCATGTTTTAACTTGCGCAGGAGTAGCACTTGGATTGAGTCCTAAGTACAATGCGATCATTCCTGCAACTTGTGGAGCTGCCATACTTGTACCGCTTATGTTTGCTTGCTGGAAGAAAGAACTTCCTTCCCCTTGTTCATAGTCTGCTGTAGCAAAATCTGCAACAACACTTGCTGCACTCATAATATTTGTTCCTGGTGCAAATACTGTTGTGCCAGGCCCTGAATTACTCGATTGTGCTTTTTGTTCTGCTCCTACACCGATAGTAGAATCAACGTTATTTACAATAAACGCTTCGTCATCATAAGGAGACATACCTCGGTGATAAAACCTAGTATCACCGTAGAAACTACTATTCCAACTGTTATCATAATCATCTCCGCCGGGTACATCTACTTTGTGAAAATCATTACCCGATGCAATTACAACATGTACACCTTCGTCAATAAGTTCTTGCACATCAACGTCAACACTGGCTACTCTATAAGGATGATTAAAAGATACACCATCAAAGCTACCTGTCATGCCTCTATTAGTATCTCTATTAATACCTGTCCAAGGAACTCCTCTATAAGTGCCTCCAGTTACACCTATGTACCTGCTAAAAAATCCCCAACTCATATTAATCACAGTAGGTCTTTTGTATCCTGTGCTAGGTTCAATAGGCTTATTACGATGCCATAATTTCATTAAGTCAAAAGCAGTTGTATAAGAAATACCTACAGAAGGATCATTAGATCCTTCTAAACCTGCAACTTTCATAGAAAAAATTTGTGCGTCTTTTGCCCAACCAAAATAAAGTCCTGTTGCAATGCCAGCAACGTGTGTTCCATGTCCGCTGTAATCGTTATAAAATCCCGAAGGCTGAGTGCCTGATACTCCGGCAGCAGAATACCAGTTTATATTTTGTACTCTGCTATTGCCTTCTCTATCAGCAAATTCTGGATGTGTAGAATAAATTCCACTATCCATTATAACTACATCTACACCAGTACCTTTTATTGTATAGTTATATCCACCGTCTACGGTATTACCGGTATAAGGATCATCTACTTCGTTTAAGCGTCTTAATCCCCAGTTTACAAACGCACCGCTATCGGAAGTTGTTTTAGTAAAGTCGCTTTCTTGCACAGCATGACGTCCTATAAAAATGTCATCTCTGTCTAAAGGATTTATCTCTACAGCGTAAACTCTGTCATCTTCACGCAATGCTGCTGCTTCTTCATCTGTAAGCATGTAGTGAGTATTTCTGTAACTGCCTTCTCGAGGATCTGCAATGTCAACAGCTCTGTTTGGAATCGCTCCTGCACCTGTTGATGCAATCATTTCTGCATCAAATGCAGCATAATCAACGTTGCGGTTTAGACTAACTACGTATTCTTTTTCGCTCATTGTTGCTCCTTACCATGCTGCACCAAACTGCCAGTTTTGTTTGCGCCATATATCAACACTTCCTGTTGTGTAGTCTGCTACACAGAAGTAAATTGATGCACCGTCAAATGCAACTTCGCCGATTCTGTCTCCTGATGATCCTTTAGATGTAGAAGGAATGTTGGTTGTTCTAATTCTAAATACGTTACCGTTTACAGTAGTATCTGTTACTCCACTGGCACCAATAATAATTTCTGCTGTTGCACCTGTTGTATGTCCTGTACCAATGTTTACGTTACCGTCTGTTGTACTATCGCCACCGTCTATATAAACGTTACCGCCGGTGCCTGCTGTTGCACCGCCTGCTCTTAGTATAATCGAGCCACCGATTGCTGTGTTACTTGCACCTGCAATAAGATTTACATTACCACCGTCTTGTCCAGCTAGTTGTGCATCACCCGGTAATAGTTCAATTGCCTGTGGAACAGTAGCACCAGTTGTATCCGGAGTTGTAATTGTAAATGTGCTGTTACCTTGACCAATAATACCGTCACCAGCAAGTTCGCCTGTTGAGCCGTCAATAATTAGTGCGCCAGCTGTACTGTAAAGGCTGCCCTTAACACCGTCTTGTGCATCAATTCTATTTACAAATGTTACATTAGCACCGTCTACTTTCAAATCATTTGAAATATATGTAAGTGGTGTTTGCAATAGTATTTGTGCGCCGCTTGGTGTTCCGCTATATGTACTGTCAAAGAATCTAATTGTAGATGTTTGTTCTGCATTTTCAATTGATGCAAGTGGAGTACCTAGCATCCTTATTGTAGAAGCGGCGTCTATTCTTCCGCTTGCATTGCTGAGTGTTGTTGTAGTTGCTGTTGCACCTACAGTTAAGTTTGTATTGTCAATATTACCTGTAACGTTAGTTGTTACGCCAGTAGCATTTGTTGATAATACTAGTGCATTGTCATAGTATAAGTCTACACTACCGTTATTATTAAAGTAAGCAAAGTCTTCGTTTGTTGCAGCATTTAACAATCTAATAGTGTCACCACTTAGTTGTAGTTCACCTGTGGTATTTTGTATAATACCGTTTGTGCCTGTATGCCACATTTCTAAGTCATCGTCAGTACCAAATACTGCTTTGACACTGTCAGCCATTTTAATGCCAGCGCCTGCTGCAATTTGTCTATTTGTAGTAATTGTGTAACCAGCACCTGCTGCCAAATCTAATTGTGCTGAAGCATTAATTTGTATAGGTCCTGGAGCTGTGCCGCCACCGTTTGCAATAGTTAGAAAACTATTTCTACCAATGACCCAACTGTCACTTGTAATTGGGCCTCGTATTCCTCCGTTCACAGCATCAACTAGTATTGATGAATCATCTGCAAATACACTACCTTTGAAATCTGCTTCAACACTTGTTGCTGTAATACTACTAGAGATAATGCCTAGTGCAGCATTTAAAGTGCCACCGTTAATATACCATCTATCGTCACCTTCGCTCCATAGTATAGAACTATTAGTTTCGGTTCCTCTTTCAATTTCAATACCTGCTGAACCTGCTGTTACGCCAGCACCTGTTTCATTTTTGTTTAATAGTATTGTATTGTCTTCAACTTCCAAGTTTACAGAGTCGACTGAAGTTGTAGTTCCGTTAACTGTAAAGTTACCAGTAACAATTACGTTATGACCAAATGTTGTGTCACCGTCTACTTGGTTCGTTGCTGCTGCATGACCAACTGTAACATTTGTAGCTGTAGCACCTACTGTTAAATTTGTATTGTCTATATTACCAGTAACATCACCGTTAACATTACCAGTAAATGTACCTGCGTTAAGTTCTACCCATTCGCTGTTTTGTCTAAATTGTGTTCTGTTAGTATCTGTGTTATAAATTACGTCACCGTTTACTACTGGAAAGCCGTCTCTTGTGTCAGTTGATATTTGCGGCAACTTAAATAGTCCGCCTTCAATTCTAACACGGTTACCTGTTTCTAAAACTAAATCCCCGCCACTGCTAAATGTACCTACACCTTCACCTTCTACTGTGAAACTAGTTGCTGTTAAACTTGTAGCAGTTAAATTTGTAAATTCTGCGTTTGCAACATTAAGTGAAGTAAAGTAACCTGTACCAAACTTTTTAGTTACAGAACCAATAGCAGCACTACCGTCTGTTTCAGGTGTAATTGTACCAACAACTTCAGTATCACCTAGTTTAACAAAATATCCTGTATCAGGATCAATGTTAATATTTTTACCTTGTATATAACCTTCTGTAACTGGAAAACGTATATCGCCGGCGATTTTACCTGTTAGTCCGTCTACAAGCAGTGTACTATCATCTGCATAAACGTTACCGCTTAAATCACCTGTTGCACCTATTAAGTTTGCAGAAATTAAATCATTGCTGTTAAAATTTAAACTTGCATTTGTAACACCACCTATTGTGTTTACAAGATGAAATCCGTAGCCTTCATTTGCAGCAGTTTTATCACCTGCTACAACATTGTTTGAACGTGTTTCATTGTTAACCAAGTCACCTTGGAACGCACCTAAAAGTGTATCAGCAGTTAGTGTAACAAAGTGGCCTTCATTAAACTTTTTAGATGCTGTACCTATGAAACCTTCACTGTCGTTGACGGGTTGCAAGCCGTCAACTAATCTTGCATTTCCTAAATCAACTGTATATCCAGGATTAGGAATAATATTAATTTCGTTACCTTCTATATAACCTTGTACTGCTTCAAATACAATTTTGTATCCATTTTGTACGGTTAGCGTATCTGTTTTGTTTGAAGCAAACCCTGTAATATCACCAGCAGTGCCCGGTTCCCATAATTCTGTTACTTCGTTCCAAACAATAGTTTGTCCGTCGTTAGCGCCGTTACGTGTTAGCCTTGCAGCATTAATTCGTCCGTTAATATGATCAACAAGTAGTGTACTATCTTCACCAAATACACTGCCTTGTAAATCGCCTGTGTTTTTAATTTCAACTGTAAGCGAACCGCCTGCTAAGTCTGCTTGTGTTACATACCCTGCATCGTTTTCGAGATCTGAAATCTGTGTTGGGCCACCTACAATTACACTGTAGGGTATTTGATTTGTAACAGCATCAAATACTGTACTTCCGTTGTACCCTTTGATACTACCTTTAAAATAGTTTCCGTGTACTTCGTTAAATTTCTTTTCGTCTGAACCTATGTTGCTTGTAAGTGTAGTAATCGGAGTAATATTACCGCTTACAGTCATGTTGCTTACTGCTAGTGGAGTTTCGCCTCCACCTAGTGCAAAAAATTCCATGCCTGTACCTGAGGCGTTTACTCTAACAATTAAGTTTTCACTACCAACATAACTTCCAGGTGTGTCAGTTAAGTCTAAAAATCCGGAAGGTTTAAGTTCTTCCCCGTTTACACTAACACTGGCTGCATTAATAGCTCCCACAGCATTAATATCTTGAACATCAACTATACTTACTTGTCTTAGATCTAAGTTATCACCAGCCGGTATTTCTTTGATCTTATTACCGTCTGTTGTGTCTACTACTAGTGGAAATCTATTTGCCATTCTCTAAATCCTATTGTTATACATATTTATCGTAACTTATCAAAGCGCCGCTATCCTTGCTTGGAAGTCAGCAAAGTCTGCACTTGCTGCTACTTCTGTCTTTAGGGTTGCTAGATCGATCGTTTCAGATTGTAGGTAATCTGTACCTGCTACTGCTGCTGTTATGTTTCCTGCGCCGTCTGCTTTTATAATACCGTTTACAGCACCGACAATTGGATCTGTTTCTGTATAAGCAGTTAAGTATCCTGCTGCTGAATGATCTCCCCAGCCGTGGGCAGTATCCCAATTTGCACTATCTTCTACGTTTGCTTTCGGTATGTTAGCATTAACAGCATCAACTAGTAATGTTGAATCTTGTGCAATTACATTACCTATTATATCACGTTCAAGCGTATTACCTTCACTTTCTACTCTTGAGTTTAAACTTTCAACATCTGTATAAAGTTCGTCGAAGTTATTATTAATTTTTGTAAATGCTGTGCGTAGCGGATCGCCATCGCCTTTGTTTTGACTGCTACCGGTATTAATTGACTGCTTTGCCATTTGAATTATCCTTTGTTACCACTACTCTTAATTTACCAGAAGTAACAACAGCCTGAACAGCGTTGTTACCTCTTATGTCAACATTAGAAGCTTTGGCTTTTCCTTTGTCAATAAGTCTTTCTATGTGTTTTTTACCCATTAAACTTTACCAACCACAACTTCTACAACACCTCTATCAGTGTTAGTTTTGTTTTCTAGTGCCTTACCAATTACTGTACCAACTTTTGGATTGTTGTTTACAATAGCATAACCTGGAACTGCGCTTGTTACAAGTAAGTCACCTTTTTCTACTTTACCTACTACTTTACAAGGTACTCTACCTTGTAATGCAACACCTACAACGTGATCACCTTCTAGTGCGCTGTTCATTAAGTGTGCAGGATTAGTTGTAACAACACCTGCTACTTTATGGTCATCTCTTCTTGCACAAACAGAAACTTCTGCTTCTCCACCAAACACAAGCACTGTACCTGGCTCGTAATCTGCATCACCTAAATAGTTTTCTGCAAGGTCAGCATAATATGCTTCTGTTGCTGTTCCGTTGAATACTGTTGCATACACTGTATTATACCTCTTAGTCGAAAGTCCAATGTTATAGATGTTGTTAAAGTCAGGCTGCATACCAGTACTGCTAAAGATAGCCGGTACCAAACTAGATGTTGTAGCACCATCAGCAACAACCATACCAATTTGTCCAGTTGTTGTTTTACCTGTGTTAGCACCTAAGGCAATACCTGTACTTGCAGCACCTTTTTCTTGAGTACTTTCAATAAAGTTTGAATAGATCCAGTCTACAGCAAGATTTGGTTCATTATTAAATCCTGATAAGCCTTGTAGAATACTTTGTGCAACACCTGTGCTTCCTACGTTAATGCTTCCTGGGAAGTTAACAGTAGGAGGAGAAGTTGGTCCACCACCTTGTGATGTAAATACCGTACCTTGTGCAGGTGTTTTAACTTGGAGTTCTGTAGTATTAAGTGACATAACTTCATAAGTTGAGTCACCGCCAAGTATAACACTATTAACTTGGATACTTCCACTACCGTTTGTTTTAACAATACTATCAACTTCACCTGTTCTAGTTACGTTTGTAATGCCGTAAGTACCTGTACCAGTTTTAATTAGTGCTTCGCCGGGATCATTTACTCCCGGTATTAACGTTGTAAAGTCGCCGTCTGCTAAGCCGCCACCTTCTGCAATTACAGTTGCAAATGATATTGCACTTACATCACCGTTACCTGCTGCACTTCTACCTATAACTGTATCGGTGCTTTGCTGTGCAAGTTCACCTAGTGCAATACCGTTGGCTTTGATGCGTACATAACCGCTTGTTGTTTCAAAGTTTTCATCACTGAATTTAGCAAGACCTAGATCCGCTTGTACTTTAGGATCTGTTCCAGCCCAACCCGAAGCTGCATTGTTTTCATCAAACGTATCAGCAGCTTGCATATTCAGTTTGCTTTGAGCTATTGCTGCATTTGCATTTACATCAGCATTTAGAATTGTATCTGGTTTAATTTGGATATCTAATTCTAGCTGCCTACTTGCAGGTTCAGTTATTGGAGCTGTTGTTGTACGATTTACTGTAACTTCCACATCAGCACCAGCAGCATAAACAGCATTCATCCATTCGTCAAACGGTCCGTCGATAACTGGACCCGTAGCGCCGCCTGGTACTTCAATTGTATCAGGTGCAGGAGAAATACCTGCAGGCTTACCGTCTGACAAATCTGTAACACTTGTTGGCTCGTATGTAATAACTTGAATGTTGCCTTCAATACTTGTGGTAATCTTAATATCTCTAATTGTACCAGTTGCAGCAGTTACATCGCCTACAAAGTTATCACCTACTTCAAATTGTCCTGTACCGCCTATGTTGTCTGCATCGATAATTACAGTCTTGTAGCCTGTTGCAGCCATAAGTTGCGCCTCTGCGATACCTTCAAATGTAGTATCACGCATCTTATCCATAGAGTTGAATTCTCCAACAGTTGCATCTACATATGCTTTAGTTGATGCATCTGAATCAGCAATCGGTGCTCTTAAGTTAGTTACAGAATTACCTGCTGCGTTTAAGTCTGCTGCTAGTGCAACACTACCGTTTGCAGAAAGCACACCTGGACCAATTAAGTTACCAACTGACTGGCCGTTATGATCAAAGCCTAAACGTCTGTTAACATATCCACGTACCGCACTTTCTGTCGGTACTGTGTCTGATGCGTTATCAGTCATTGCTGTGTCTGTTGAGAATTCAGTAACAACAACACCACGCTTAAAGCCTAGACCGTCAACGTCTGAAAGCGCAATACTTGCACTGAACGAAACTGTACCAGTACCTTGGTCAACGCTAAAGAAGCGTCCAACTCTAAAGATACCGTTTTGGTCTGTGGAAACATAGAACACACGCCCTTTACCAATTTCTCTAACTTCGTTTGCTTGGTCTGGTGTTTGTGGCAGTCCAAAGATAACGTTTGGATAGTTACTTGTGTTAAATCCACCTGAACCAACGTCTAAGAAATCATGTCCAGTTGCACGACAAGTTGAAATTCTAATTGTAATTGTAGCTGGTGCACCTTCTTGTAGACCTGCCCTTAGTACAACGTTTTCGTTGCCTAATATTACTGTACTTGCTAGTCCTGTACCTGTTGCAGGATAGTTAATTTCTGACTTGTCGTTAATACTAACAATACCAAAATCGTCTGTTTCTGAAGCCGTTGCTTGAACCTCGTATCTTGCTGTGTCGTCGTTATATTTTACACCACGATAGTTAAACACTCTGTGTTTTTTACCGCCCCAAGCCATTACCATCGGTAACACTGCACCAGAAGCTGTAAATGTTGCCGGACGGTGTACTTCAGGTGTTGCAGTATTGTTGTTCAATCTAAATATTTCATTAGGCTCGTAAATCTTAACAACAGCAATTACTGTATCACCTGCCGTGTCGCCCATTGTACCTGTATTTGTAAGTGGGTTTCCGTCTAAATCGTAAACTGTGTTAGCATTAGATTGACCGTTTACACGATCTACAACAAGTCTAATATAGTCATATGTGCTGTCAAACCCTGCTAGTGTTTCGTCGTTTAATAGAGCTTCGCCTGTGGCATCAGCTGTTCCGAAAGAAATTGATCTATAAACATAATCTGGGTTTTCTCTAAATACAATCGCAGTTGAGGGTCGAATTGATAGCACATCTGGTCTATTAATATCGTTTAGTACAAACGTTTGGTTATATCTAACTTGTATTAATTCGTTGTGTAGAATATTATCTAGCAGACCGTCTTGGCTAAATTGCCCGTCATTTGTGCTAAAGTTAACTTTATAAACTTGACCGCTGTACTTCGGGGTTTCTGCTGTAATACTAGGTACACCTGTAACAGATATTTCTGTAATATTGCCGTCTAGGCTCACAGCATCAACTGTAATTGTTAGATCGTTTCCAGGTGACACACCGTCAAGATTTGTACCTGCAACAACAATTGTATCGCCCACCTCGAAATCTACACCAGCAGTTTCTATGTTTACATAATAGTAAGATGTCTGATTTTTTCTAACAGTAAATGTTGGAGTTCCGCCGCCGAGTGTGCTTGTTATCGTGTAAGGAATGCCTGTGCCGTCAACAGCATATTCATCAACATTAACAGCCGTTACTTCGATATTAGATATTTCATAACGTGCATAAATGTCTCTTGCTACGTGGTAATAATCAAATTCACCCCTGTTGCTAGGCGGAAC